TTAGTATTGCTCTAGCAAATTCAATCCAGCCTTCATTGGAATCAATAAGGTTTGTAACTGCATTGCCTATTTCTAATATTTCCTCATCACTTAACTCTTTAAATACAGGCACAATACGACCATCATTGAGTATTTGCATGGGTTGACTTAACTGTTTCTCTAACTCAGCTATGCGGTCTGCTTGTTGGCGTAGCATATTGGCGGCATCTTGGTTATAACCACCGTCACCACATAATCCAATTAAATCTGCTAATTCGTATGCGGTCATTTATTGGCCTTTCTCAAAGCTATATGTTTTTGTAGGATATGCCAAAACTCCGATTTGATTATGTCCATAACTCCTCCATTAGAGTAAACAGTTTACACCATAAGATTAACACAAACAACAAGAAACGATTTATTATTATGGAACTGGAACTTATTGATTGAGTTAATCACTATGGCCGCACCGATAGGAAATTCTAATGCTGTAAAAGGCAAGATGTTTTATGACAAGCTGAGAAAGGTCTTAACGCAAGAACCTCAAAAGCTAGAAAACATTGTTAAACAGCTGGTTACGCAAGCTGAACAAGGCGAGGCCTGGGCCGTGAAAGAGGTCATTGACCGGTTGGATGGTAAAGCCGTTCAAACAAACCAAGTAGAAAACGCCGATGGAACTCCGCTCTTGTCTGGCATTCAGGTCATGTTTGTAAAACCACAAGATGCTTGAAACCTTAGATAAAGCAGTAGCTAACGCAGAGTTCCCCGTAAAACTGGCTTTTTTGTTTGAGCCCAAACGATACAAGATTCTTTATGGTGGGCGCGGTGGCGCTAAATCTTGGGGAGTTGCCAGAGCATTGTTGATTAAGGCAGCAAAAGACCCAATTCGCGTTCTTTGCGCCCGTGAGTTTCAGGTCTCAATCAAAGATTCTGTACACAAATTACTGACAGACCAGATTGACAGTCTAGGCTTGGAGTCGTTTTACGAGGTTACCCAAACCAGCATTCGCGGTAAGAATGGCTCAGAGTTCTTCTTTATTGGCCTTAAAAACAATATTACCAATGTCAAATCCTTTGAGGGCGTTGATATTTGCTGGGTTGAGGAGGCGCAGACTGTTTCTAAAACAAGCTGGAATGTCCTTATTCCTACGATTCGTAAGGACAACTCCGAGATATGGATTACCTTTAACCCTGAACTTGAGACCGATGACACCTACCAGCGGTTCGTTATCTCGCCGCCTACTAACTCGGTGGTTCAAAAGATTACCTGGCGCGATAACCCTTGGTTTCCACAGACCTTACGGGAGGAGAAAGACAGCCTCCAAATGCGGGATACCGAGGCTTACAACACAGTCTGGGAGGGTATCTGCCGTAAAACTGTAGATGGTGCGGTATTTGGTAACGAGATAACCCTTGCTGACCTTGAGGGACGGATTACAAAAGTTCCTTACGATCAAATGAAAGGGGTTCATGCCGTTTTTGACCTTGGTTGGTCAGACAATACGGCAATATGGTTTGTACAATTTATTGGATTTGAGATCAGATTAATTCGATACCTTGAGGACAATCAAAAGACAATGTCTTATTACATGGCCGAAATGCAGAAGTTTGGCTATCACTATGACACCATCTGGCTGCCGCATGATGCCGAGAACTCAACCCTAGCAGCTGCCGGGCGCTCGATTGCCGATATAGTCAGGGCAGCAGGTTACAAGGTGCAGATTGTGCCAAGAACCCCAACTGCGGACTCTATTAATGCAGCTAGAACAATATTTAACAAGTGTTATTTTGATAGAGAAAATTGCCATCAAGGTTTACAATGTTTAAGACATTACCGATATGATGTGGACCCAGATACCAAGCAATTTAGTAAAACGCCTTTGCATGACATATTTTCCCACGGTGCAGACGCGTTTAAATATCTAGGTTTAGTGGTGAATGAGCCCCGCAAATCGGTAACTAAACGAGCCGCGTATCAACCGGCTGGATCATGGATGGGATGATTATGGCAAACGACCAGCGTATACAAGACGCACAGAAATTCTTGAGATTCGCCAATGATGCGGACTCTTACAACCGCCAGGATGCTCTGGATGACCTTAAATTCTCCTCTGGGGATCAATGGCCAGTAGAGGTACAAAACTCTCGTAACCTTGAGGCAAGACCCTGCTTAACGATTAACAAACTTGATGGATTTATCCGTCAGGTCTGTAACCAGCAGCGCCAAGCCAGACCCCGCATGAAAGCGCACTCGATGAATTCGGCTGCCAACGCAAAGGTTGCGGACATCCTGACAGGCATTTTTAAGCATATTGAGGTCAACTCAGACGCAGATACCGCTTACGATACGGCCTTTGAGTTTGCCGTGCGCATGGGTTGGGGTTACTGGCGAGTCCTTACCGACTACACACGGGCAGACTCATTTGACCAAGAAATCTACATTAAGCCCATTGCCAACCCTTTTACTGTTTACTATGACCCTAACAGTCAGATGCCAGACGGATCAGATGCCGAATGCTGCCTAATTACTGAGGTAATGAGCAAGAAGGAATTTAAGGCCCAATACCCTAACGCAGACGATGGCGGTAACTTTAATATGCGTGGTACTGGCGATGCGGACGCTGATTGGATTATGAAAGATGACATCCGAATCGCTGAATGGTGGTATACCGAGCGCAAAAAGACCAAATTGCTCATGCTTTCAGATGGTACGCAAGTCTATAAAGAGGACGCGCCCAGCGAAGAAATGATGATGGCAGCCGGTATTGAGGTGGTTGCCGAGCGTGAAACCATGCGCAAAACCATCAAATGGGCCAAGCTGACAGGCTTACAAATCCTAGAGGAGTCTACTTGGATTGGTAAGTACATTCCCATTATTCCCGTATATGGCCAGCAACTGGTGGTGGACGATAAGCGCAAGAAGTACGGCATTGTGCGTATGGCTAAAGACCCGCAGCGGATGTACAACTACTGGCGTACTGCCTTAACCGAGTCGGTGGCTCTCGCGCCCAAGGCTAAATGGCTATTGGCAGAGGGGCAAGACGAGGGCCATGAGAATGAATGGAACTTGGCTAACATCAAAGCCACGCCCGTATTGCGTTACAAGCAAAAGGACATTGAGGGACAACCCGCGCCCCAGCCAACAAGACTGCAACCAGAGCCACCAGCTGCCGGAATCGTTGAGGCCACAAGCGCTATTAACAATGACCTGCAGACCGTAGTTGGGATATTTGACCCAAATATGTTGGCTCAAGGCAATATGTCTGGTAAGGCAATCCGCGGCCAGCAAATGCAGATTGATATGTCGAACTTCCATTATTACGACAATCTGACCCGTTCTCTCAAGCAAACTGGGCGCGTAATCCTAGACCTAATCCCCAAGATTTACGATAAAGAGCGTGTTATGCGGATTATTGGATACGATAACCAGCCCGAAATGGTAACAATTAACCAGCGCGCCGTGGACGAAAGCGGTACAGAAAAGATATTGAATGATGTAACCGTGGGCGAATACGATGTTTACATGGATACTGGCCCAGGCTACCAAAGCAAGCGCCAAGAGGCAGTCGAATCTATGGTTCCGCTCTTACAAGCTAACCCTGAACTGTTCCAAGCTGCGGGTGACTTGGTGTTCCGCAACATGGACTTTCCAGGCGCAGATGTAATTGCTGACCGCCTAGCTGCTATGAACCCATTGGCTAAGATTGATGAGAAATCAGACATTCCGCCACAGGTTCAAATGCAGTTAATGGCCAGCCAAAAGATGGTTGCCGATATGCAACAACAGATTGCTGCCCTAACCTTGAACCTACAACACCAGACCGATGTGCAGCGTATGAAAGAAGAAGGTCAGACCAAGCGCAAACTCATGGATGTTACCTCTAGGGCGTACAACACCGAGACAATTAATGAGGCAAAGGTCAACCAAACTAACCTGAAAGCAGTAACTGACCAAAACCGAACCGAGTTAGATGCTATTACCAAACTGTTACTAAAGGGCATGGATTCTCGCGCCTTACAGCAAGAAATGTCCCGTAGAGATGCGGAACAAGGCCAAGTTGCCTCGTTTGCTGAGAGTGAAGTTAATATGAATGAGTCACCATTCTTGCAACAAGAAATGGCGATAGCCCAAGAGCCAATGGTAAACCCTGGAATAGATGATCAAATGGCAGCGCAGTTTGCAGCACAAGAGATGCAACCGCAGCCGTTAGAGCAACCTGCAATCCCTGGCGTACCAATGGGACCTCGTTGACAACTATCGAAAAACAGTTTCTAATAGATTTAACCTACCGATGGGTTCATCGGGTTTATTCTTGGAGTTAATCCATGTCCGATGCAGAAGTAGTGCAGGAACCAGCAAGGAAACAAGCTGCGAACCTGGTAACAAATGAGAATTTAGCTGAGTTTAATGCACAAAAACTTGGTTTAGCCACTCAGGAAACTCCAACTGAGGCCGCAGAAGCGGAGCCGGTTGTTGAGCAAGAGCGGAGTGAACCAGAGGCAGAAACAGAGGCTGCTGCAGGTGAAAAGAAGCACAACCCGAAACTTGAAAAGCGGTTTTCGGAACTGACCAAGCAGCGCGAAGCGGCCCGCCAAGAAGCGGATCGTGAGCGTACGGCTCGTGAGGCTCTTGAAGCGCGATTGAAGGAGATGGAAGCTAAGGTTAATCCGCCGAAATCGGAAGAACCAGACCCTAAACCAGACCCATCGCAATTTAATGATGCCCTAGAGTATGCTGAGGCTCTGGCCGAGTGGACTACTGATCGAAAGATGCGGGAGCGGGATCAAGCAGAACTTGCTCGTAAAGCCGAAGAAGAACAGTCGCGTATGCGGCAGAAGTTCCAAGAGCGGTTAGACAATGCAAAGCAAGATTTGCCGGATTATGAGGAAATGATTGCGTCAAGCGATGTCTCGGTGTCACAACCGGTCACCGATGCAATTATTGAGAGTGATGTAGGCCCACAAATCCTATATTACTTAGCCGAAAATCCAGAGTTCGCTCGTGAATTGGCGGATAAATCCATCACTTCACAACTCCGTGCCATCGGGCGTTTAGAGGCTAAATTTGAGAAATCAGAGGCCCCGAAACCGAGCGTAAAAGAGCCTGTTGCGAAGAAGTCAAATGCTCCGGCACCGATTAACCCTTTGAAAGCCGGTGGTAATCCTAGCGATATTGCTTTGGATTCCGACCGTAAGTTTCATGGTACCTACCAGCAATGGAAAGCTGCAAGGGCCTCTGGGAAAATTAGATGACGGATAACTTTAAAATTAATTTGGAGAATTATCATGGCAAATAACTTGCTAACCATCTCCATGATCACCAACGAGGCGTTGATGGTCTTGGAAAACAGTTTGACCTTTACTGGTCGCGTAGACCGTAACTATGATGACCAATTTGCGGTCATCGGTGCAAAGATTGGTAACACAGTCAATGTACGCCGTCCTGGTCGTTTTATCGGTACAACCGGCCCAGCGCTGAATGTTGAGGACTTTAACGAGACTTCATCACCAGTAACTTTATCAACTCAGTTCCATGTGGATACACAGTTCACAACACAAGATTTGACCTTATCGTTAGATATGTTCTCTGACCGTGTATTGAAGCCAGCTATTGCTGCAATCGCCAACAAAATTGACTTTGACGGCACCACAATGGCAGTAGATAACACAGCTAATACCGTTGGTACAGCTGGTGTAGTTCCATCTGACATCGCAACATTCCTAACCGCCCAGGCTTATCTGGACGGCGAAGGTGCGCCCCGTGATGGCAAGCGTTCTTGCGTGGTTGATCCCTTTACCGGTGCCTCAATTGTTGGCTCCTTAAAAGGTCTCTTTAACCCACAAGGCACTATCTCTGGTCAGTACGAAAAGGGAATGATGGGTCGCGACACAATCGGTATGAACTGGTATATGGACCAAAACATCGTGTCCCATACTTATGGTTCTTACTCAACCGCCACATTGTCTACTAACACCAGCACATTTACTGGTTCGTTGACAACTGGCTGGGCTCAGACCTCGACCATTACCATTGCAGCTGCAACCGCTAACGCCAATTTGAAGCAAGGCGATACGATTCAGATTGCTGGTGTATTCGCAGTCAACCCACAGAACCGCCAGCCATACGGTGGTAATGTATTGCGTAACTTTGTAGTTACTGCCGATACAACCATTACTTCCGGCGGCACAGCATCTGTAACTGTTTCCCCAGCGATTATTACTGCTGGCCAGTTCCAGAATGTGAGCGTATTGTCTACCTCGTCAACTGCGGTCGTTACACCATTCAATAAGACCGGTGTAGTTAGCCCACAGAACTTGGTATTCCATCGTAATGCGTATACCTTGGCTACTGCTGATTTACAGTTGCCAGACGGTGTACATTTTGCAGGCCGTGCAAGCGATAAGGACAATGGTTTGTCGATTCGTGTGGTGCGTCAATACACCATTAACAACGACTCCATCCCAACCCGTTTAGATGTTTTATACGGCTGGGCTCCGCTTTACCCTGAACTCGCCTGCCGCGTTGCAGCTTAATAGGAAAGGAACCTTATCATGGCAAACCCAGGACCAGCAAGTACCCAATCAACCAATTACCTGTTTAACGGTGACTCAACAGACGGCGTGCAAATCGCCGGTGCCGCAGCAGACAAATTGGCGTTTCATGGCTCAACCCCTGTCATCCAGGCATCTGCAATTACCAACATTGGTAATAGCGCTACTGGTACAGAAATTGCTACCGCAGTTAATAGCATTTTGGTTGCGTTGCGTAACAAAGGCCTTATTGCGACCTAATATCGCATGAGACCTGAAAAGGCCATTCTCCAAAAGAGGTGGCCTTTTTTTTGTTTTTATGGTGTAAAAACCTAAAAACATAGGATAATTTAAACATCTCTATTACGAGGATAATCATGGACTCTTTAAAGATTCTTTCCCCAACTTATCGGTTGGACCTTACTACTTCTGCCTCATCCGCTTTACAACTAATTCCAGATACGCCAACCCTTGCATTTCGCGTGGCTATCCTAAATACTGGAACGGGTACAGCGGCGATTACTTTTGGCACAACTGATTCCAATATGGCTACACCAGCCATTGCGTCAACGGGTGGCAGCGGCTCATTTATCTTGGCACCTAGTATGTTTTTGCCAATTATTATTGATTGCCCAAGACCCAACTTTTTTATTAAGGCTATTTCGTCAACAACAAACACGCTCTATTTGACGCTCGTAGCTAACGAATAAGGGATTTACCATGTCCAATAACACCGCAAAGACTATACCAACCAATATAGTGCCGGTCCAAGGGACTTTTGAGCCCTTGCCGCCCTATGAGTGCATCAACTTAATTGGACCT